TGCTAAAGGATTACTAATAATGTTAGAAACATACGCAGTGGTATTTTTTCTTGTGACTGCAGAAACTCCTGGATCAGGTAAGAATACAGAATTTTTCACCCAGAAGTAGTAGTAATTAATAAATCCATCCAATCTTGAATTGTATTTCTGTCTTACAGAGTACACAGTGTTGTCACCGTGCAATGGTTGTCCAGATATTCTTCTAGCTAGACCATCCGTTGTGTCGGCATTCACTGCCCATTGAGCAGGTGTCAGTATAGATTCAACCCATTCGTATACATCTATAGAACTACCCGGGAACAGTTTTCCCCAATTTTTAGTTTTATACTCTTGATCACCTTGTTCATACCATAACCAACGACATTTAGATAGATCCCACCAAACTTCTCCTATGTGTGATTCTGCCCAAGACTGTGTGCTTTGCACTGTCTTATCGTCTGTGCCCGCATCATAGACAGCAGGATCCCATTCTGTCTTATAGTTAATTTCTCTGTCAGCAAGACCCAGTATTCTGCCTTTGATTGGATCATAATAATCTAAATAGCCTTGTATTTTTTGCACTGCTCTATCAAATATAAAAGCACTTTCAATTAATCTATTATCCACTAATTCTTTTTCTTGTTCTACCACTTTCCAAGAGTATTGATTTGCTGTTTTTAAATCAAACACACCTACCATACCATCATTTTCTCTTGTAGAATCATCAGACACTGTGGTATCATCATTTGGAGCACCCACAAATATAGTGTCATCAGTAACAAACACTGAATTACCAAATTTATCATGAGGTGAAACATTGGTTGTAACTATTTTTCCGTCCAATAAGAAATCATCGTTGTATTTGTTTGCTGTGAATACACCGCCTGAACGTGCATTTAGATCCACTATCTGTGTGTCTTGTAGATCGAATGTGGTCAGTCCACCGTCAAACAACATATCTCTAGTGTTGTCAAATCCTCGTGCTCCAATCACTATTCGTGTGGCCGCTTTGTTAATGTGTACAGAAGAACCAAACTGCATATTAGTTGCTGTGTCTGGTGACAATATTGTCTGTGTTAAAGTATAAGACTGTGTGGAATCATTGTTTGCGTCCCATTTATAGATATAAATCGCTCCAGCATCTGCTTGTAATTCTTTATCCACACCAGGAGCACCAATCACTAAAGTTTTTCCATTGTCGCTCATTGAGATACTGTCACCAAATGCAGTGTTCAATGTGCTGTCTTCTGATGCAATACCCCTCAACGTTTGCACGTGAGTAAATCCTGGCAGTGTGCTGTCTCCACTTGTTGTGTCACTTCTAACAAAAATTTCCACTGTGCCTGCATCGCCCGAACTGGTTGAAGACACTGCTAAAATGTCACCATTGTCATTGATGGACATTCTATGACCAAATCGTTTGCCAGAACCTGCCTCATCGCTGGTTATCACATTGTCCTGTGTCCATGCCGACGCTGTGCTATCACCCACTGGATCATATGTATAAATGTATACCACTCCTGTGTCGTTGTTGTAGCCGGGTGCAGATACTAATAGATATTTCTGTCTTGTTGCTCTATTACTATTTTCTGTTGGTTCTGCTACCACGTGAGCCCAACCATACTGTAATCCCGCTGTCTGGTCACTCTCTGGTGCTGTGATTTTTGTAAACTCTTCGTAAGATCTTAATGTATCGCTCCAAGCGTACATATGAACTATGCCGGATTCGCTGATTCGTGTGCTACCATCTGACGACAGTATGTTAGCATATGGAGCACCCGCTGTTATAAAATTCTCATCAGTACTGAGTGATAAACTTTCTCCCAATCTTCCTGTGCCTGTGTCACTGTCTGTCATTGTGAATGATCTAACACTTTGGAAGGGAGTTCCTGCATCTGGTTCTTCTCTTGTAAAGATATAAACAACACCTTGTGAGTATGCACTTATTCCTGATTCAGTATCTGCTCGATTGCCTGGAGCAGACACAATTAAAAATTTTCCATCTGCTGTGGACACTGTTTGGTAACCAAACTCTTGATTGTACTGTGGATCAATAGATCCTAGTCTTTTATACACATATGGATCTGTCTTTTCGTAAATCTTCCATTTACTGCCCACATTGTCTACAAATATTTTATCACCTGGTGTTTGATTAACATCATCTGCTATTCTGTATTCATTATAAGGTAAAACTGATGTGGTGTCATTTAAAGCAGACATTCTAACACTGATGAAAGAATACAGCAATCCAAATGTAGACATTGTAGATTCGTCTGGATTAATAGTACTTAAAGAAACAGTTTCAATCGAAGCATCTACCAATATAGCATTTTGAGATAAAATTTCTTTTACTTGATATACTTGATTCAATGTGGATACTGAGCTGTTTACGATGGCAATATATTGATTCTTTTCTAATCTGTGTACATTATTAAAAGTAAACACTGTGCTATTGTCATCTACCTGGTGTCCAACAGAAATTAGAGAAATGCCTTTGTATGTGATACGTTGTACGTCCCAATCATGGTTGGCTTTCTTAGCAATCCAAATTAAATCGCTGTTTGCAATCTGTGTTACATCTAGATTCAATAGATCACTTTCATTGAATGCTGTGTGTTGTACATCAAACAATCTAGGAAATCCTGCTGTTTTGTAAGTTTGAATAACATCTCTATCATATCCTTGTTGTGTGTAATCATATTTTTTAAATGTATTTTCTGCTGTGTACTCCAAAGGTTTAGAATACATATCGTCTTGATACACTGCGGCAGATCTACTGTAGGTTTTACTAGAGTTTTCATTGTTCAACAATTCAATACTCTGAACAGTATTGGTAAAATTGTCATCTTCCATTATGAATTGAAAAATTTTGGACTGATCTAAACTGCCGAACTCTCCAGTTTTAATCATCCATTCAGGGTAAACTTTTAGATCAATATTTTCTCCATAAAATTTAGCCTTGAGCAATTTTTGAATAGCATTAAGAGTTCCTTTTTCTCTGATAAACCCTTGATAGAATTTGTATTGTGAAACATCATTTAAGAAAAGATTGTCTAGATATGTTCTTGATTGGTATCCAATCAAATGTTGTGCCAAGTGCTGTTGTGTTTCATCAAAGTTGTTGGTTTCTAAACTGTAAAAATCATTAAACTGTGAAATTTTATAATCAAAGTTTGGAATCAACTGTGCGGCTGGTTTATTCAGTTTTCTTGTCCATAATTCATAATCAAATGCGTTGCCTGAATTATGATTGTTTTTAGCCACATAAAAATAGTTACCGTATTCTACAGTATCTCCAATATGGTAGTCTGTGTTAGCAGTCCATCTGTCCACTTTGGCTTCATCAAATATAAATCCTGGAGAATAATAATCCCCATGCCAATCACCTGTTTTCCAACCAATCAGTTTCAATCTCTGCTGACGGAATCCCGTAACCAACTGATAGATGATGTCTGAGAACACCGTATTGTTATCAAACAATACAATGTGTTCCTTTTGAACAGCATTCATTGATATATTATAAATGCCTTCTTCTGTGTTTTTTACAGCAATAGAAAATTTGTTGCCAATACGTTTAGTTGAAAGATGTCGAGCCTCTAACGGCTGTCCGTTTGCCGTCAATATTGAATACTGACCAAACATATCATTAAATTTGCTGATGATAGATTCTGTTGTTTCTATCATAAACCCGTCGGCCGCTGGTGACAAGGTAATAGCCGAACCTGCCGCCCAGCCTTGACGAGTCCAATATAGGAATTCTTTAGCAGAAGTTTCCCAATTTTGAATTTCTTTTAATTCTTTTGAAAATCTATCAAACACAAAACCTTGTGCTTCTAGATGTTTGCCATATCCTACTAGGAAGTCTACTACACTCTGAGTGTTTTTAAATACTGTGCCATACGGAACCACAATTTCTGTTTCACTCCAGTCTTGATAAATTACTGCTCTAGAATTGCCCACTCGTATTTCGTATGACTTGTTATTCACCACTGGCATACGAACTTTGAAGTAAGGTTTGTGTGTGTTGTATCCAATCACTTTGTAACCACCTTCCAGTGTGTTACCGTCACCTGACACAGCAGAATTTAATTCAATCAACACACCAGAATACTCAAATGTTTCCACTGGGTTACTGGCTCTAAACACTATTTTGTAGTTTTCTTCAGGAATAAATTGCGATCCTGCTGTGGAACTTGGACTGATGCTGTCTGTTAATACTCTTAAATTTTCTTTGTCTGTAAAACCTCCTAACTTGTAGGCCAATTGTACTGACAATCCTTTTAATTTGTCATAGAAATATATCGCAGGATCTAACCCACATTTGATCAAATAGTTCACAATAAATGGCTGATAGCCTGCCGCTCTAACATAGCCTGAAGTTACGTTGGATGTGTCTAGATAAAAATTTGTGCCTGATAGTGTTGGTGCTAGTTTTGTATCTGTATTAATAATGTTACCTGCTAGATTGGTTCTTATCTTGCTGTTGTCTAAGAAATATGTAAAAAATTTAGCAGGTTTAGTTAATGCCAACAGTTTCATCACCGCAAAAGGATAATGACTGCTTCTTCTCCAAGCCGTTTCTGCTGGACCTTGATCTCCAAAACTCCATTTGTCTTGTATGCCTAAATTTTGATAGGTATTAGTTAATCCAATTACAACAGGAGATCTTAAATTACCGCTGTCATCCACAGGTATATAGTTGCTCAAACCTGTTCTTTTATATTTCTCTACCGACGTTTTAAGATTGACGTCATAGCCTGTTTCTAAATGATTCCACAATAGATCATTACCTGCTGTGTATGGCGTTGGACCGTAGTTGCTTTCCCACCAATTGGGTTTTTCTGAATAGCCCAACATCTCCCATGGATGCGTATGCGGTCGATCTGTGTCATAGAAATGTTTGTATATGCCTCTCCAATTACCCGGTAACGGTTTACCTGAAAGAACATTTTTATTTTTTCTGTAATTAAATGTAAAGTGGTCATTTTCATCATACTGATCATTGGCTTGATAGTCTACACCATTGGCTCCTGTCCATCCATAAAAATCCAAACTCAATATGCTGTTGATTTCTTCTGGTGTATAATTTGTCGTTCTGAATGCTCCAGGCACAACATCTGTCATTGCTAATAGATTAGGATCATATGCTGTTTTACAGTTGTTGTAGATTCTTTTTTCTAATTCTAACAATAGGTCGTCACGATAGTCACCAAATGCAATTGTTCTACTGCCGTCGTGTCCTACCAACACTGTGGTAGAAGTTCTGTATGTGTTGTCTGTGATCAACTCAGGTTTAAACTTCGGATACAATCCTAATTTAGTAGGAGTTGAAGGAATAAAACTGCCTTCTGTGTTGGCATAGTCTTTGATTACGACTTTATCACCTTCTACCAGTGGTGTGCTAATGGTTAATCCATCTGAATCTGTACTGAAAGTATAATCAGACCCTAGTATTAATTGAGCGTCATTAAGGTACACATAAACTGCTCTATTGCTCAACTGTGTGATGTCAAACTGTGATTCAATAGCATACTCTGTCTGTTCAGATGATTGTACTGTGTAATTCCTTGTTCTTACAGATTCTCCAAACCCAATCATATCTTCATAATAGAATGGGAAACTCTTGTCTTTGTTTGCTGACATAGTTTTAATAATTTCATCCACTCGATCTGCAATCGAACCTTCGTGTGCTTTGCCTGTGGTTTGTTTTAAAAATGCTTCTTTAAATCGTTGATATTCTTTAGCACAATATTCTATAGATTTAATTGCGTTAGCATCAGGATCTATCAATAAGAACATGGCTTGTGGCAACGGAGATCCGTGTTTGATAATAGTTCCACCTTTGGTCCTCACATCTGGAAGGTCTCTTAGATTGCTGTTGCCTGGTGTGCTTCCTACAATTTCAGTGTTCTTTTCGTTGATATCGTTTAGATGATTTAATATTTGTCCGTAAGTAAAATCTTCCAACTGAGCATTGAAAGGATTCACTGATAAGTTTTCAGGCACTTCATACAGTCCTCGATCTTTAACTTTAGGAGCAGAACTGTGTGCAATAATTTTTACTATGTCGCCCAATTTTAAATCACTAGTAAACTGAACAAACTTGTTGCTTAATCCATCTACTAGATCATAATCATCTCCTTCATTTTGAACTATGTGATTCACTTCTACCACAACAGATAAATCAGACAGTGACTTACTGTTAAGAAACACATCTATAGGATATGCTCTATCAGTAGCATCGGTCACTGTGAACAATCTTACTACTCTCTGTTTACTCTCTTCTTCTCTCTGTAACCAACCAATACGGCTGATGTGTTCATCTCGTGCTAACACTTGATGATAATGACCAGTGTTAAAATTCTTTTTAGTTACTACACCATTCAATTGATACTCAAAAGAGTCTGTAGAATAGTCACTAGTAAACACTATGTCTCCCACATTTTGAATTGTGTTGTATTTGATCTGTAATCCTAGCACAGGATCCACAGGTGCTGTGTCGCTAATTTTGTATTCAAATAATTTGGATCCTGTAAATGTAGAATTTACATAAGCAGTTGCATCATCATATGGTGTGTGATGATCATCAAACATCTGGAATAGAGGTGCTTGATTCAACCTTGTTTTACTCTGTCCTTGTACCCAAATATTTTGGTCTTGATTAAAGTACCAAGTCTTACCTTGATAGTTTGTGCCCATTTCTACACTAACGGTGTCGCCGTCTGCTGGTCGACCGTCAAAATCTGCTGTTAATTTTAGTGTGGTAACTTCACGATCGGCTACTCGAACAAAATTAACCAAATAAATTTTATTGTTCACTAGTGGGTCTCTGTCTGCCAACACCAACAGTCTCATACCATCTTTCAATGGTACACCGTCCACAATGTATCCTGTTTGATTGACCATTTTAGAAAACACATCTGTGGTTGTGTTATCTACTAGTGTGACTGGTCGTTTGGCTGATGTTCCGTGGTCATACAAACTCAATCCAGCGTCAAATTCTATGATTGGTCTTTTGGCTCTGTCTTCTTCTAATAGATTAGGTGTGTAGCCAATCTCTTCTGCTGTGGCTTCAATTGTTGCTCTGTGAAACCATCTGTTATAAGCCGACCAAGCATTACCGTCGATACTGTCTCTTTTGATTGTGATATAATCTTTGTTGACTGGTCTATAAAAAGACACAGCATATGGTCTGTCTGCATAAGGTACATCATCATATGGCTCTGTGACTTGCTCAGCATAAGATCCAGACACAATTAAATTGGCTGTGTCTGTCAGTGTAATTGCACTGCCTACACCTTCCACATAGAATTGTTTGTTGGCATAATCTGTATTAGTTACATTGGCATCAAAACGCAGTTTCATTCCATTGGACAATTTTGTTCCTGAAGGCAATGTGTAATTTTTTGTACCTACAATTTCGTGTAACACATCAATTTTATTTGTGTCTGTGACAGTTTTAATTGTGAACGCACCATTCATTCCAGCGTGAGAACCACACTGATAGTACAATACATCTGGTGCTCTAGTAGGCACTGTGAATGTTAACACACCTTGTTCAACACCATTGCCTGATACGCCAGTAGAATATAAAAGTGAAGTGCTATCATCTGCTGACACTCCTGTTTTGAAAGGTTCTGTCATTATGCTAAAAGGATGCCCAGATGCATCAACAAGAAACTTATATGTGTTGCCTCTATACAAAGTTATTGTTGGATTATCGATCTTAGGATATGTGCTGAACAGATATGCTTCTTGAGCTCGATGTGTTACCTGAATTTCAGTCACTGTGTTAGGACCACTGTTAGTGATCAATATTGGATTTGGTCCTTCTGGCAACCAGTAGTACTCTCGATAGTTAATTAACTTGTCAAAGTCAATCGAAGGATTCCAAGAGTAAATTTTTTCACTGTTTAATCTATCGTGGTTGTCGACATTGCCACCAAAGAATTTGATTTGATTGATATAGTCATCATAGGTTGCTGTAAATTTTACTTGATCTTCTGGATTAATAGATGACGAATCTTTTTTAATATAAGTTACTGTGGGTTCTAACTGATAGTCATCCCTGTCTTTCAATCCAGACTCAATATATTTGTCTGTGGACACATTGGTGTAGGCATCTTTTCTGCCAACAAAACCATCCAAACGATCCAGTTTGCCTGGCTGAATTAATTGATCCAGTGTGCTACTTAAAAATCTATCATTAACATCTGTTCTGTAAAAAGCAGGTAAATGAGCAATGGTTCTTCTGAGAGTAACTCCGTCTTTAGTTACTTCTACTTCGTTAGTTTGACTGTCTATTGTGCGATCTGCCATGATTAGTATCCTGTTCCACTACTACCTGTGCTGGATCTTGAACCAGTGTTAGAAGTGGTAACAGACGATACCGCAGATGTTGATCTAAGGTTTGTTGTCAATCCTGTTGTGTTTGATACCACTGTGCCTTTGGCTAACAATTGGTTTGCTCCAACTGCATCAATAATTTCTACATTGTCCACAGTGGCTCCACTGACAAAAATTTCATCAGGAGCACTGCTGATCTGGAATAATGATCCAAACACCTGACCTTCTTGGTTGGGCACTATCACCACTGTTAATAAATCCGGTGCTAGTTGTTTGTGAACATAAGCGGCTAATTCTGTAAAATAAAATGTGTCACCAAAGTCAAAGTTATTAAGAGCAAAGAACTCGTTGATTGATTGTATCACACGAGTTTTGATCACAGAGTTTGTGACGTTGGTTGCACCGTTTTTGACCACTTTGAACGTGGCTTGGAATCTTTCTTCTGCTTGATTGCCAAACAACACTTTATATTTTACAGGATGAAATACTAGCTGATCCGATAATGCTTTGATAGGCTCCAGTGTGCCTGCATAACTGATACGCAATTGATCCGATGTAGAAGGAGTTGGCTGTGTGCCACCGTCCATTAACCAAAGTCTAAACTGTTGATCATATGAACGCTCTAATAGATAGATGTCCATAATGTTGGTCTGTGCTGGGTCAATTCTTGTGCTCTGACTTGCTGTGTGTCTGTATAAGAATTCTATGTCGCTTCTACCTCTGTATGCTTTGTAGTCTGTTGTTGTCTTTAATGTGATCGAATCTGCACTGTATTTTTTAATAACGTTTTCAGATGCACTGTAGAAATAAAACAATTGTCCGTCAGCATAATTATCAGGCAATACAATATCATTTTCATTCTCAGTCACAATAAAATTGTTGGCTGAATATGGTCTGTATCTCTCAATGTTATTATAGCCTATGTATTTTTCATAGAATACAAATTTTGTTGCAACGTTAGTATCGGGTTCAACAAAGATATCAAATATATCTGGATTATCCACAACACCGTCATCATCTCCGTCATAGAAACCTACTTTAACTTTTCTGTTGTCTTGATATCCATCATTCTCTTCCACTGTATCCACAATCTGCCAGTTAATGGCATAGTTTAATCCTAATCCTGTGCTGGTGATTGTGTTGGATTTTAAAAGTTTAACAACATCTTTAACTGTGCTACCTGACACATAATCATAGGTTCTATCTGCTTTATCAAAATAAAATTTGTTTTTGCCTTCACTTTCAAACACATAATCCAATGCTCTGTATGTCACTGTGTAAACACTACCGTCGTTGGTGAATTTAAACCACCAGCTGGCATCTAGATTTGCCTGTGTGGTATCACCTGTGTAGTTCAAACTGAATACAGCACTGTCGTCTATGTTTGTGGCTGTGATAACTTTCCATACTAGATTTTCTTCGTCGTATCTCAAACCAAACTCTTCGTATGCTTCAATTCTATCTATAATGTCATTTTCCAATGTTGAATCAAACATTGTAGTAAATGGCGGAAACACTGCACTAGCCACTGCATTGTCAGGAATAATATCGTTCAATGTGACTGGACCTAGTCCTGATTCTAAATTGCCCACTCCAGAATTAGCACCATCTAATACCACTTTGGATATTTTTGTCCAAGCACGATCCTGTGCTCCTGTTGTGCCAGCAGTAACCAGTTTGCCATTTAAGAATTGTCTACTGTCTGGTGATGTAAATTTCACCAGTGCTCCTATTTGAGCATATTTTAAATTGTTTGTGGCATAGTCACCCAATGTTAATGGGCCGCCTGCTTCAAAATAACCTGTGTTAGTGTTTGTGCCAGTTGTAGTACTGTTCCAGTTGGCTGAAAGAGGTTCTAAATCTTTAGAACCATATTTTAAATAGAAAAATTGTCTTGCATATGCTTCTTTCAATCTGCCTTCCACTATACGACCAATCACATCTGCAATTTCGTTTCTGTTAGCAAACGTAAATGTAAATTGAGGTGTGGATTCTTCTCTGTATAATATTCCATCATCGGCAAACACAGACACATTTGAATATGCTCCACTTGGATCAATGATTTCTTTGGATCTTGAAATACCGCTGGCCGCTCTGTTGACAGATTTAACTTTGATAATTTCTTGAGATACTGCTAAAGGCATCACGTTGTAGTCCTCCGCAGTGATCATTCTGTTCTGTGCATAATACACTTGTGGTGCTTTGGTTTTGATACTTGCGTTGGTTTCGGTTGCCGCCGCATTGTACACCGACTGCTGTAATGAAACCACAATGGTTAATTGTTGTCTACCACCGTTGGCATCTGTGTATGGTATAGAAAACTGAATGTTCTGCATATCTGCAGGTTGAATAGAATATTTTATGTTGTCACTGGTTCTGTAGTAGGCTCTAAATGCTCCTGAAGGAATGGTTGAAAAGTTTCCATCTCCAAACACAAGGTCCACTGCGTCTCCGTTTTTTGTGATTACATTATAAATGTCTCTCACGTTAGCAGACAGTGAATTATAAATTGTGTTATTGCCAGATAGTGATGGCAATTTGGTCCATAATTTTTCTAATTGACCAAAATCATCCAACTCATATAACCATACATCGTCGTTGTTGATGTTGGAAATATTGATTGCTTTAGAATAGTTTGTGGTAGGTGTATTAATATCAAAATTAACACTGCCTAGTGTGCCTTGTTTGAACAAGAAAAAGAATCCTGTGTTGGGACTGGAATCACCTGCACCATCATTACGATAGATGTAACTCATTGCTCCACCAGATACCGGTGCTGATTCATAGATAGATTCTGAATTGTTTATAGAACTTGGAACAATTTCAAATCCTCTTGAAACACCACTTATACTTTTTAAAAAAGAATATATCGGTACATCTGTGTTTGCACTGTTCAATACATAAACACTGGTGTCTATTCCACCAATTGAGTTTGATTCTAATGGTCTTCCATACTTTTGTCCTTCCACATTGGCGGCATTTAATATGTTGATCATCTGTTCTCTGTAATTGCTGTTGGTTCCATCGTTCCAAACAATGGTAGCGTTGGATAAATTTGTTCCTGTGCTGTCTATCACTGTTTGAGTGGTTGACAGAGAAACAATCTTTAATAATCCTGTAGCAGGTTTATTTCTTTTAACATTGTAATTGATCAGTCTTGCTAATCTCAATACAGAATCTCTTCTTTCAGCAGTCTCTAGGAAATTTTCTCGAGCATTTAGATCCACTCTAAATGAAAGTGACTGTGCTACATAGGCAATTAGATCTATTAGAGCCACATACTCTGAAGACTCGATATAATCGTTAAAATCATCTGGATAGTTCTCACGCAGATAAGCCACCATGGTTCTACGGAGTGTTTCAAAATCGTAGGATTTGAAATCTGCCTGCTGGAAAGCAGTGTAAATTTTTCTCCAATCTTCTGCGACTAATAATCGGTTTTGTCTATCTGTTGTGGCCATTTTGTATTAATACTCTTTGTATAAGGGTATTTATTGGCGTTATAATATACGTATATTAATAAAGACGTGTAGCACTGTTTTCATCAAAGTTTAACAGCAACTTTTCAGTGATATTGTAGGGCACATAGGTAATTGTGGCCTGTACAGCAATGCCATGTTCTGACTCTGACACCAGTATTTCTTCTGTGGATATGCGAGGATCAGCATTTAAATTTTGAGCAATGTCGTCTGCCACTGCCTGTTTAACAGCGTCGGTGAGTGGTTCAAACAGCACATCATAGATAATTGTGCCAAACTCTGGATTTTCCACACGCTCACCTTTACGTATGCTGAGTCTATTCATTAAATCCTGTTTGATCAACTCAAAGTCATACAGTTTATAATTGCTGTTGGTAGCTTTGGAACTGAATCCTTTGAACACCTGTGCTTGTTTAAATGAAACTTTATTTTCTGCCATAATTAAAATCCAAACATTTTTCCTATGCTTCTACCCACACTTGCAATTGAAGAAGTGATTTTTGCGCCAATGTTATTGACCAAACTGGTAACCTGAGTCACTGCTGTTATCTGGCTACCCACAACGTTTTTGTAAGTGTTGGTTACTGTATTTAATTGTCCTATTCCGGGGATATTGCCTAGTTGTCCACCCGAGAGATTTCCTATGTTTATTCCTTGAGTTATTCCTGTTAAATTTGATATACTGTTCGGAACACTTGTAATACTATTAGGTAAATTTGCATTAAGAATGTTGCCTGCCGTAGAAGTGAATGTATCTAATGACGTCAAATCTTTTATGGCATTGGACACTGTGCCAGTTACTGCCTGTCCTAAATTGCCCGCAGTGAATAGAGCACCTCCTTGATTTACAAATATTTGATTTTGTAACAGATTGGTTGCTTTGCCTGTGACTGCTCCGATGGTTTGATTCACTACAGAACTAACTGCGTCTGTGGCTTGTGATAGATTTAATCCGCTTGGCAGTTTAAAATCTTTTGCATAATTGTTTACAAAATTGTTTGCCGCGGTTTGAAGTTTTTTAATGTTGGCAGTGCCTTGTCCTAGACCTAAACCTTCTAGGTGCACTTTCATATCTGCCTGTAACTGTGCCGCTCTCACCATTGGATTATCACTGGTTCTATTCAACTGTGATACAAACTCTGGAGTGCCTGGTACAAGACTCAATGCACTTGGCTTACTGCCAGCAAATGATATAATTTGATCTCTGTGACCATAGAACGGTTCGTGTGTGGGCACACGCATACCATCCATAGTAATGTTAAGATTTTGATCCACTGTAAGAGGAATGTTTCTAAATTTTTTAGTACGATCTACATCAGGTATAGGAGTGTTTAATGTGCCTGTACCCGAAGCATCATAAAATCTTGTTCTTTGATAGGTTGCAACTATGTCGGGCATTGTAGGTATACTATTAAAATGTACCTCTTCTCCTGTTAGGTGATGTTGTCCTGTTGCCATGTGTAATTGCATCTGACCAGCATACGAAATAATTGCACCTTCTGGTGCTTTGGTTGTAATACTACCTTTCAAAGATTGATTTAAAATATCATAATCAGCATATGTCATTATTTGTTGTCCACCATCCAACACCATTTTTTGTCCGGCGGCTAATTTAATCTGTTCTTTAGCAAACATATTGATATTTGCATCACTGTGAAAATCCATATTGCCCGACGAACGCACTGCTACTGATCCACCAGAATAAATGTCTATAGATCCGTCTCCAGAAAATTCCATCCACGCATTGCCTGATCCGTTGGCAATATACACCACACCAGCAGTGTCGTTTAATAATATTTGATGACCTGAAGCAGATCTAAACCGTATCAGTTGATTTCCACCATTAACATCACCGTCATCCATAACAAATGTATGACCTGTAAGTCTATCAATTCTTTCTTTACGATTCGATCCTGCCACTCCTACTGTTTGTTCTTTGGCTGTTGGATCTCGTCTACCTGGTGTACTCATACCAAACACTTGGCTTGGAGATTCTCGTCTAGCAGAAGATGTTGTGGTTCCTCTAACAGTATCTTGTATTAATCCTTGCTGTCTTAATGTTTCTGCAAACGGATGAATGGGTCTTTTTACTTTTGGATTGGCTTCTTTATTGCCTATGCTGTCAAGTGTTGCACGGTTGATTTCTCCGGCCGGAACTGTGTTCGAACCATACACTGATTCTTTGCTGTCTTCCTCAACTCCTGTGTCAGACAATCCCGTTTGTTCTGATGCGCCAATGCCAGGCACCATGTGATTGGTTAAAGGATCTTGAACGCATCCAATCCAAAACGCTTGTTCCACTCGACCTTCAGCAAAAATTACTAGAACTTTAGAATCTATGTCGGGTGGCACTGCCCAAAAACCGTATGAGTGTTGCGATCCTTTGTAATCGTATGGATTGTTCTCATCTAGATATTTGGTTGTTTTTGCACCATAAAATGGGGACAGATATTCGCACACAACCAGTTGTCCTGTGGATGGATTGTATGTGTTGGCCAATGATGGTATCAACACACTTAGTCTGCCCATTCGAGTGGGGTCAATGTTGGATTTAACAATACCGACATACGGACCTGGATCTATTCTAGTACCAGTTGAACTTTTGCCCGGTAAACTGGGTGTTGCTGTATCTCCACTTAAAAAAGGTGTTAATCCGTTCATATAATCCTAACTAGAAGGTGTCGCCTCCGCCTGTTCCGCTGTTGTTTATAAACTCTTGGTTTTTATTTTTTATATAGTTCAGTGCTTCTTTGGTCAATTCTTTTGCTGTTAGACTAACAGTTTTTCCGTCTGGTGTAACAAACCAAGTTATAGGTTGAACTTTGGTTGCAGGTTTATCTGTAGACTGATTTTTAAATCTAACCATGTGCAGAGTTTGTGTGAATGCACCGTTATCAAATGAACTAGATACTTTGACCACTTGATATAATCCAGAAAACACAGCACTCTTAGTTCCGCCTAACTCGTATAGACCACGCTGTTCGTTTAGATCTCCAGGCATAGTAAAATTTAAACGCACAATAGGGTCATGTGTGTCAAAATTAAAGCATTGAAACCTATCATTCCAAGATCCGCCTGTGGCTCCTAAAATTTGATTTTTATCGTCTTTACTAACATTGCCTGATGTTCTTAATACCAATTCAAAAAACTGACTGACTCCAAGCCATGAAGGATCTCCAATAATCTTTAGATCCACTTTAACCATGTCGGCTTGTGGATTTGACAGTGCATCTTGAAAAAGATCAGTTTCTGCTTTGCTTTCGTCACCAAATATTCCAGCATTAGAGTTTCTAATACCTGCAGGATATGATCTTAGATCTAAACCATCGTCGATGTTCATATCTTGTCCAACAAGACTACGAAGATCTATTTTATCACTACTAGTGTCATTCCTTTTGTTTGGGTTTGTTCTTGGCAATTTGGTTTGATAGTAGGCCACTTTATAATTGATGTCTAAATCTAATATATCTGTGTTATTGCCTGTAAAAATATAATCATACTTTTTCTTTACTAGGACATTCTTAGAAGTTCCAATTGTTACTCCAGGTTTAACCAATCTAAAAATGTGTATGTTGTAAGGCTGAATATAATATGTGATTGTTTTTGGGTGTTGCATGGTTATTGTATCAAATCGTCCTGTGTCTGTTTCTATTCTAGATTTGATCATAAACCAATTAACATAATAATCTTCATCATTTAACTTTTGAAAACTGGCATTGGTTATCACAGTGTTGTCATCGTAGGCTGTGTTTGCTCTAAGTTTAGATGCCATATCTTGAATCCATTTTTCTACCACATCTTGAATTGGTTGTAGACTCAACATTGCATCTTCTAAAATTTTTAAAATAGAATCTCCTGGTTGACCCGACCCTGCTCTAGAGTTAAACGAATATCTTTGTGTGTCTCGACCTTGTGCCCAACTGTAATCTTCTCCTTCTTCGTAGTTGACCATATCCACAGTGTTAATACTTTTGTTTTGAGAATTAACTTTGATTGGTTCATTGGAAAACTTATCATCCACAATAATCTTATATTTGTCTTGCATACCTTCAGTAAACAGTCCTGTCTTAGATTCCTGTTCGGTTTGTTTGTTTAAATCCTTTTCAAAAGATGCTATAAAAGTTCTAAAAAATTCTGCTTTCTTAAATTCGATTGGTGTTCGAATGTAATTAAATCTGTTCATAAAGCCTGCTTCATTGTACGGAATGGCATCTATATCATAGGTTGCACCTGCATTGTTAACTCTAATGTTCATTCGAACAATTTTTATAGGAATCCATCTTTTGCCATGACTGTCATTTAATGGCAATGTTTTTCCGTTTTCATCAAATCCTCTAAATTCTAAAGACAAAAGATAAGGAGCATCTACGTGGTCTTTATAACCACAATTGAAAGATGCCGCTCTTAACTTATCTAAGAGTGTAACTCCTGATGGCTCATTTAAAATCATTTTAATTTTACCCACCGCGGCAGATCTGCGTTCTGGATTAAATGAATGCACAGTCTCTATATTAACTGATTGAAAATATATGTCTCTGTTCTGTCCCAACACATCGGTTGCTCTATTAATTGCTTCTTTCTCTCTGTCATTTAATGTGTCCTGTATATCACCTGTTTGACTTTGAGCTGTTTGACCTGTGGTGGTTCCTATACCGGCTGAACGAGCAATAACATTTGTAGGTGCACGACTAATAATATCTGTGGGATTTTTTAGTTGAGCTTCTGTTAAACCACTCAGCGTGAATAGATAATTGTAACTGGCATATTGATGCAAAGAATTTTTATGCAGGTTTGCTTCATTGGTGTTTATTTTTTGTCTAGTTGCTCCTGTAATTGCCTCCTGCTTTAAAGCATCAAAACTAGTAAATTCTGACATTATTATAATCCTAGATCAGTTTTCAAATTACTTAATTTAGGTATTCGAATGATCTTTCCAGGAGCAAAATCATATATAGGGTCTTCAATTACATCTGGATTTCTTTGAGCGAACACCCACCATAACCTTGGAGAGCCATACAAGTCATACGCAAGAAGGTCTGGTCTGTATGCATAAATTTTATCAATGGTATAAGAGATATCATCTGCGTCTGCTGTGATAGTTCTAGGTGTGAAAAAATCCAAACTCAAATTGTTTTGAGCTGTTGTAAAATATGGACTGGTGTTGTTATACTTTGCCATTAAATGTATCCTATTTTGCCTTGACCATCACCTGTGAGTCCACCGTTTATAAAATCTCTCATATTAAATTTCTTAACACTGTCTCTAGAGTAGATAGGTTGTAATTGAGCAGTCACAGTGCTCATTGTGGGTGCCCAAGATTTGTTTACACCCGGATCAACTACAGACTGTCTGCTGATTTGATTTTTATTAAAATTCTGTTGTGTACAGATATAATCCACATCTGCTCGCATATCAATACTGAATGCAGTAACCACTATAGGCACACTGTTGAAAACATAATCACCATATCCTGATAGATGCAGTATTGGAGGAGGATTGCCTTTAAAGTCATTGGCTTCACCACCAGAAAACATTTTGGTCACAGATCTAAAGAAGTGTAACATGGCCACCCAGTATCGTGCATCTTCAGCATTCTGCACAGGAAACTCTGCTGTCACTGTGAAACTTGGAATCTCACTGTGATTGTATGCATAGTGAGGATAATTGCTGTGAGGCATATTCAATGGAGAATATGATGCCACATGGTTTATGATTATTGAAGGTGTTAACGGAAATGCCACTCCGCCCAATCCAGCCAACGGTGCTAGGATAGGATTGTTTGATCTAGTCGCTGTGGCGTTACCAAAATCATAGGACTGTACTTGCCCAGCATTACCGCTGGACGCACCAAAGAACATCTGCCACAAATCACTTTTAGGAGGCAGTACCACTTTTACCCTAAAGTCGTTATCACCAGATCTTGTCCATCTTGCACTGGCTCTCAATTTATCATTAGAGTTTTCGCCCCCCACTGGTAAACCAGCGCCAAACAGTCGACCCACTGTTCTATTGAATATAGAACCGCCCACGTCTTTTACGACATCTCCTAGTGTACGGTTATTGTTGTTATCAATCATTGACATAGCATTAAAAATCTGTTACATTTACATTACTTTATATTGTATTTATAGGCACAAATTTAGGCGCATTTTACTAGCAAAAAACACCCAAAGCAGTTAAAAATAAAAGGATTAAGGAAAATTATGAAACGAGTAAATTACTTGAACAACAGAGATCTGTTGTTAGAAATACACAGAAGTAAAAACTCCTATTGTTCATACGTAGCGCCTGAGTATGATCGATACGATTTAATTGTGACCGATATTAAAAAGATCAACGATGCCAATGTGGCCAAAGCCAGAAAAGTACAGGCCAAACGTCTCACCGATGAAGCTTGGGCTGTTGCCAAACAGAGTGGAAGCAAACGACTTAAGATGAGCGACTTTACAGTGAGTCCTAGAAAGATTAAAAAAACAGATCTTGTGTTTAGAGTGATGACATTCGATCACGTCACCACAGACGCTAATAGAAAAAAGAATCCTAAATCACGAGCAGACCATCACGTGAAGGTTAATTTTCCTCCATTCCAACACTACAAGTTTGATGACAACGATCAATTGGTATGTGTGGGCAAAAGTCATTGGATTGGTGGTATGGAGAACGGCTATTTCAGTCATGAGCATGGTCGTATCACCAACAAACTGGCTATGATGTTTATGAAACTGGCAGAACGATACAGCAGTAGAAGCAACTGGCGAGGATATACCTACGTGGACGAGATGCGTTCACAAGCGTTGGTGCAATTGAGTCAAATTGGTCTACAGTTTGATGAAAGCAAATCAGAAAATCCTTTTGCATATTATACAGCGGCTATTACAAATTCGTTCACTCGTATCTTAAACATTGAAAAGAAAAATCAAAATATTCGAGACGATCTATTAGAATTAAACGATATGATGCCAAGTTATACACGACAGGCTAAAAGCGAAGCAGAACAAAAAGAAGAACAGGAAGAACGTTTGAGAAAATTGGCAAAAAAAGATAAAACAATTGCTAAAAAAATTGAACCTGCACCAGTAAAAGTGTATACTAAAAAGGCCATAAAAGAATTGAACCGTAAATTAAAACAAGAAGGAAAAGTTTCTTCTAAGGATTTTGAAGAGGTAAAATAAATTATGCTTTTTAAAAAAGCGGCGTGTTTTACAGATATTCACTTTGGATTAAAAGGTAATTCCAGAGTACACAACGACGATGCTGAAGCATTTGTGTATTGGTTCATAGAACAAGCCAAAGCACAGGGCTGTGAAACCTGTATATTCTTAGGCGATTGGCATCACCATAGGTCATCTGTCAACGTTTCCACAATGAACTACACAGTTTCCAATATGGAAAGACTGGGTCAAGCATTTGACAACGTGTATGTGCTGATGGGCAATCACGATCTATTCTACAGAGAGAAGCGAGAAATCAACTCTATGGAGTTTGTGAGATACATTCCCAATGTGCATATTGTGAACGAATGGATATTGGACGATGATGTGGCACTGATTCCTTGGTTAGAACCAGAAGAACATCTCAAGATACCAGATCTTAAACAGAGATATATTTTTGGACACTTTGAATTGCCCTACTTCATGATGAACGCAATGGTAGAAATGCCTGATGTGGGTGGTATCAAAGCAGAACACTTTGTTAATCAAGAGTATGTGTTCACTGGACACTTCCATAAGAGACAACAGCGAGGCAACATACACTATATTGGCAATGCGTTTCCACACAACTACGCAGATGCTGGTGACGATGCTCGTGGTATGATGATATTGGAACACGGTGGTAAACCGCAGTATATTGATTATCCTGCGATGCCGATGTACAGACACTATAAAATTTCGCAACTGTTGGAAGATGCTGAGCATTTATTAAAAGATAGAATGTATGTGAGAGTAGGATTGGACATTAAAATATCCTACGAAGAAGCAAATTTTATACGTGAAACATTCATAGACAAATACAAACTTAGAGAGTTTCAACTGATACCAGAACAGCTGGATCAAGCAGAAGCCAAACCAATCACTATAGAAAAATTTGACTCTGTGGATCAGATTGTGATCAAACAATTGGAAGGTGTGGATTCTAAAACCTACGACAAACAAATACTAATGGCGATATACAACAATTTGGATGTTAACAATTAACTATGCTGATCATTAAGACATTAACTGTAAAAAATTTCCTGTCTGTGGGCAATCAAGCACAGAGCATCAACTTCGAGGGCAAGAACCTTGTGTTGGTCATAGGTGAAAACTTAGATCTGGGCGGTGATGATGCTGGTGCAAGGAACGGCACAGGTAAAACCACAATAATAAACGCAATCAGTTATGCTTTCTACGGCGACGCACTCACCAACATACGTAAAGACAATCTAGTCAACAAAACCAACTCAAAAGATATGTTGGTTGCTATTGAATTTGAAAAGAACGGCATACGCTACAAGATTGAACGGGGCAGAAAGCCACAGGTTCTGAGATTCTATCGAGATGATGTGGAACAAGACTCTGACTCTAACGAAGCACAGGGAGAAAACAGAGAAACACAGCACGAAATAGACAAACTGTTGGGCATGAGTCACGCAATGTTTAAAAATATTGTGGCATTGAACACATATTCTCAGCCATTCCTTGCTACCAAACAGTCTGAACAGAGAGAAATTATAGAGCAGTTGTTGGGTATTACCATACTGTCTCAGAAAGCAGATATGCTCAAAGAGCAGATGAAAGGAGCCAAAGAAGAGAGTTTGGCAGAACGATTTAAGATTGATTCCGCAGTTGCTTCCAATCAAAAAATAGAAGAGTCTATAAACAATTTAAAATTGAGAAACTCTGCTTGGCAAACACAGCAGAAAGAAGATGTTAAAAAACTTAAAACAGCCATTGAAGAACTAGAGCGTGTGGACATTAAAGAAGAATTAGAACTGCACAAACAGATACAGAAACAGCAGGATGATTTAAAAACTCTGAGAAGTCTTGAAAAAGAGCGTGCCTATCACGAGGACACAGTTACCAAGACTACCAAACAGATAACTCTAAAAGAAAAAGATTTAGAATACGCAAAAGATGCCAAATGTCCTACCTGTGAACAGCCGTTACACGACAACAAACATCAGCAGTTGTTGGAAAAGATAAATGAAGGACTTAAAGAATTACGAGAAGACGAGTCCACACTGGTTGGCAAACTTAAAACCATCAACGAAAGTATTCAAACGATTGGTGATGTTGGTGTTCTTCCTAGCACATTCTATGATTCCATTGAAGAAGCATACAATCATCAAAACTCTGTACAGGATCTAAAAAGACAACTGGAACAAACTGAGAAAAAAGAAAATCCATATCAAGAACAGATTGAAGAATTAACAGAAACAGCCATACAAAAAATAGATTATAATCGTTTAAATGAGTTAGAAGATCTGTATCGACACCAAGACTTCTTGTATAAACTGTTGACTGCTAAAGATTCATTTATACGAACAAGAATCATTGAACAAAACCTAACCTATCTCAATCAGAGACTGGCTTGGTATTTAAATCAAGTGAAACTGCCACACACGGTGACATTCTTACCGGATCTCACTGTGCAGATAGAAGAATTAGGCAGAGAACTAGACTTTGATAACCTAAGTCGAGGTGAAAGAAATCGTTTGATATTGAGTTTGAGTTGGGCATTCCGAGATGTATGGGAAGGCTTGTATCAACAGATCAATCTACTGTTCATTGATGAATTGATAGATGCTGGTATGGATGCGTCAGGAGTAGAATCATCCATGGCAGTGCTGAAAGATATGTCAAGAACACAGAATAAAAACATATTCTTGATATCTCACAAGGATGAATTGGTATCACGAGTGAATGCTGTACTGAAAGTGGTAAAAGAAAACGGTTTTACCAATTATGCCAATGATGTAGAAATTGTTATTTAGGTTGACTAAACCACAATTTTAGCGTTACAATACAGGTATAGTTAATTAATTAACGTAAACAAGGAGACACAAAATGTCACAAACACACGATTCGATTATGTCAACAATTCAGACATACTCTGAAGAAAACGCAAAGTTCGCAGACAAAGGTGTAAAAGCCGCTGGAACCAGAGCAAGAAAAGCCCTAGCAGAACTTGGCAAATTAATCAAAGCAAGAAGAAAAGAAATTCAAGAAAGTAAAAACGCAGAAAAAGCCGCGTCATAATTTCTTTATTTTTTGATCAAAAAAAGAAAAGCCCGTATGTTGCAACATATGGGCTTTTTTTATATGTTGTATATCTCAGTTATTAGAGGAGTTTCTGGATGTGCTAGTAACCACAACAGATATTCTTTGTTGGACATTTTTACTTCAATCACAAAATTAGAGTGCTCATCCACTTCTATCAGCAATCTGTTCTTTTCATACAACTCGCCTATATGAGGATACTGTTTAATCCACCATTCAAAACGTGTCTGTAGATCCAGTTCATCTAGTCTAGAATACACTGGAAATTTAGCCAACAGTCTTTTTTTCATTGCTGTATATCTTCGTTAATAATAAGAGAGCCGTGTACTCTCACTCTTATGTGTCCGTTGTAGTACTGATCCGACTCTAGTACTCGTCTGGCGAACTGCTCACGTGCTTCTACGTAATTGCATTCTGCTTTGCTCCGACAATAATACAGTATCTCTCTTTTAAATTTTTCTTTGCCCAGTCGATCGATGTCTTTCAACAGGGCATCGCTCGACCCATAGTATTCGCGCCAGTCACTTGCGACAGCACCGCGAATTTTTTTGCGTACTTTTTTTCCGTTTTTCTGCGTGTGCATTCGATATCGCGTGGTCTTGAATCGGGCCAGTTTCTTGCCCACATACATACGACCTGACTCTGTGTTGGTAATGATATACACGAAGCCGGCGCAGTCTTCTGGTAATTCCGTCACTGTGTTATTTTGGTAGATCCACTCCATAGTGGTATTTAAACTCAAGATATTGGGGTGACAAAATCTGCGATGTTATATACACACGATGGGCAACCGTATCCATCCACCAGGCACAAATAATACAATTTCTTATAGGCAAGACATATAGCATCGCTGTAGTGAGCTCGGAAATGCGGCTGAATAAGCGACAGGTGAATCCGAAGATGCAGTAGGCAAAAAAGATGGGGCTCTGTGAAACAGATACAACTCCGTGTTTTGGTAAAACTATCGTATAAGGGTTATCAAAACTTGCGTCAGAATGAATTAGCGAATGGGTACAGCCTGACCGCCCAACGACAGTAGCGATATACGGTGACTGCGAACTCAGTACACGAACAGAGTTGAAGTCAGTTCGGCTAGAAATAGCCGAATTGTGACTGCTCATCTAGTACAGCAAACGCAAAAGATAGATAACAAGGAACGAGCGATAGCGAAGTTCAGATGTGCGTAGCACATCTCTTTAAGGCCTCAAGGATTAAAAGAATGGCTGACCAGTTTTCTTAGTGGTTTCTAGATTGTCTTTAACAATGTCACTCACAATGCTTCTCTCTTCATAGGTCATATTGAGAGCTTCTTGATAGGTTACTCCACCACGCATATACCAACAGATCTTCAGCAGATCGTGTTTGATATTTTTACCTTCATTTTCTAGATCTTTAAGATATTTTATGATGTCAGAGTCCTGGAGTGAGACTAACTTTATACGAAAAAATTTGAGTTATCAAAAGTGATGGGCACTTCGAAATTTACCGGCGCACCGCGTTTGATTTGATCTTCGGTACTGGCAATTTTCAGAGGTTTGAATGCCGTTTGAGTTCTAACTTTCACTAGCTCGTTCTGTATTTCTGTCATCAGTTTGGACGGAGCATTGTTCACAAAGTCTGACAACTGCTTAACGTCTGTTACCACATTGCCATCCGGCGTGGTGATAGATGCTATGCTGTCTACCAGCATACCATAATTTAAATCAGTTAACTTTTTTAATCCTTCTGAGAATCTACGATTCTTTTCTTCTTCTGATAGGTTGCTACCATCTATTGCGGCGTAGGTTCTCTGCTGTTCATATGCGGCCAATTGACTGGCAGTGATCTGTTTGTACGTGAGTGGTTTAAATTTAACAGTGAATCCGTTGGTGGTTTTTGCTTCATCTCTGATGTTGATATTTTTAACACTGTCCAACAGTTGTGGTAGATTCACAGTCTGTGCCGCCTGCTCATTGATCACAGGCACTATGGCATTAACATCCATGGTTTCACCATAGGATGCCACTCTAATGGCCAGTAGGATTGTGTCCATATCGTAATTCACCATTTGCCATGGATCGTGTAGATTGGGCACACAGCTACGAATCACATCCACTGTGGACTGTCCATTCATCATTGCGTCTGGTGTTTTGAATGCCAGCTCATCTTTGGCTGTCATGGGCAGGATGGGTATTTCGCCTGTGGTTGTGGGTGTGAACACGTCTTCACTGTAATATCGGCCTTTTGATGGCAGAGTCACATATATCGACGCTTGTCTATAGTATTTTTCTAGTGGATTTACCTGGTTCATTTTTATCTATAAATATACAGTATATTAACTGCAATGTCTAGTGTATTTATATGGGCATATAATGGGGTATTTTAAAGTAGCAAATGGCTGAAACTATCGATCAACTGAACGAAGAACTCAAAAAGTTTGGCTCAGAAATAGCCAACACACTGCGAACTCTCAAGAAGGCCGGGCCCGGGTCTGTTGAAGCCAAACGTTTAGAACTGCAATATCAACAGCAGATCAGAACAGTTAAAGAATTAAACGAAAAATACAAAAATGTTGCAGGCTCTTCTGATGTCCTTAATAAACAGTTAGCCAAAGCACAGGTGGCTCACGACAGTATTAACAAAGTCCTTAACAAACAGATCGAAGCAGAAAAGAAACGAGAATCAGAACGAGAAACTATACACAAGAAATACAGAGAAGCAATAAAAGGTTTAGGCACTTCTTTTGTTGGACTGGCCGATGCTTCCACTACCGGCACTGACAGATTAGGATATTTTACAAAAAGTTTTGAAGGTTCGATATTCCAACCTTTCAATCTATTGGCAAAAAGTTTAGACTACAACATAGACAATTATAAAACCCTAGCATCTTACGGTGCTGACTTTGGCAAAAGTCTTCTAGGTCTAAGACAAGCGGCTTTACAGGCTCAACTGCCTATCGAAGAGTTTCGAAATGCTGTGGGCAGAAACACAGAAAACCTAGCGGCTCTGTATGGCACAGTTAATCAAGGTGCTCAAGGATTTAGCAACATCACTAACATTGTGAGACGTGATCTCAGTGGCTCATTTGCTGACTTAGGTCTTACCACAGAACAGTTATTAGAATATCAAAACACCTATCTATCTAGACAACGAATTCAAGGTAGAATGGATTATCTCAACAACCAAGCAGTTTCACAACAGGTCAGTGCCTATGCCAAAAGTTTAAATGAGTTATCGAGGCTGACAGGTATTCAAAATACCGAGTTGGACAAACAGGTCAAAGAACAACAAGCAGATGGTGTGTTCCAAGCATACCTAAGTTCACTGGACGAGAAAACTGCGATGAACACGCAGAATTTGATTGCTACACTATCAGCAGTTAATCCAGCACTGGGAACCACTGCTAAAAATTTATTAGCCACAGGTGTACCACTAGATGATCTAGGTCAAGAGTTAACAGCACTAGCGCCAGGATTCCAAAATGCCATCTTAGCATTCAAACAATCCGGTGATGTAGCAGGCACACTGCAAAATTTAAGAGATTCTGCACAGGGATTCCAGAGTCGATTCCAAGGCACGTCAGGTGCGGCGACATTATTAGCCGGGGGGCTCTCAGATGCATCTAACTCTGTCTTGAGATTGGCTAGTATGAATTTAGATCTTGCGGCGGCTCAGGAACAACAACGAAAAGCGGCAGACCCACTCACACGAGAACTTGCAAAATTTGAAGATTCTGCAAGAAGATTTAAGGCGGCTCTTGAAAATGTATCAACACAGGCATTAGGCAGTTTTGCATCTGGTTTGGGAGTAGGCATGGGTACATTGAATACTACCATGCAACAACTGGGCAAATTTGTTCAGGAGAATCCAAAATCCACTGCTTTTGCCATGAGTGCTCTTATTGCGGCAAAATATGCAGGTGACTTTGCCAAAGAAGTGGGCATTGTGTACACTGGTACCAGTATGGCTCTTAACAGTACAGGATTTATTCAAAGTTTGAAAAACTTTACAGGTATAGGATCTGGCAAAATGTCTCAGGCTGTTGGTAGAAACTTTGTAGGGCCTGGAGGTGCCGCAACAAGAAGTATAGGTGCCTTAGGTGTGGGACTAGGTACTAATTATCTTCAAGAAAAAGCAGGAAAAGACACCGATGCAAGTAAATGGATAGGAGTTGGTGGAACTGCGGCTCAGTATGCACTGTTAGGATCAATGTTTGGTCCATGGGGCATGGCTATTGGAGGATTATTAGGTGCTGGTATAGGAGCATATCAAAATTTTGGTGGAGATCAAAGAGCCATCGGTGGAGGATTAAACATCAACACTCCTACACTGGTTGGAGAGCGTGGTCCAGAATTAATTTTACCAAAAACATCAGGACAAGTGGTGCCTTTAATGAGCAGTGCTAACAAAGATGCTTCAGTATCTAGTGTGGCATCTGCTATGACAGGGTCATCTATAGACTTGTCGGGGCTACAAACCACAATGAGTTCAGTGAGAGATATACTCTCAAAAAGCGAAAATCATTTAAATAAACTAGTATCTGTAGGATTAACGCAGATTAAATCCACAGAGGATGTAAAAACCGCAGTTGGCAAAGGAAATAGTTTTGCTTATGTGGGATAACACAAAGAATATGGTTGCAGATTGTGGCATATTTTTATATAATATAAAGTAATATGAGTTGGAAAAAGTATTTTAAAGACGCAAATCTAAGTCCGATATCGGGAGACAAAACACCTAACTTCGCAAAACGAAATTATTCTTCCTATCTGCCCGATGTGTACACAGGACATCCAAACAGAATACAGAGATATTTTCAATATGATCAAATGGATTCGGATTCAGAAGTGAATGCGGCTCTAGATATTCTTGCAGAATTCTGCACACAGAACAATCAAGAAAACGAAACACCGTTTGATCTTGTGTTCAAAGACGAAGTCACAGAATCAGAAGTTAAACTTTTAAAGAAGGCACTGCAACAGTGGACCAATGCCAACAGATTCAACAGAAGAATATTCCGTATATTTCGAAATGTATTAAAGTACGGTGACTGTTTCTTTGTGCGAGATCCAGAGACCAATAAATGGTTGTACATGGATCCTGCTAAGATTGACAGAATCATTGTGAACGAGTCGGATGGCAAGACACCTGAACAATACATCATCAGAGATATCAACCCTAATCTATCAAAATTATCCACAACACAGATCACACCTAATCAAATGTATGGTGGAACCAATATGGGCGGTGTGGGTGGACAGAACTACATGGGCACAGGACAAGGTGTGGGCACACAACCGATGGGCGGATCGGGTGGAAGATTCTATAGAACCATGAATCAGTATGCCATCAATGCTGAGCACGTGGTACATATGAGTTTGAGTGACGGTATGGACAATCTATTCCCATTTGGACAATCTATCCTAGAACAGATTTTCAAAGTGTTCAAACAGAAAGAATTATTAGAAGACGCAATCATCATCTATCGAGTACAGAGAGCACCAGAAAGAAGAGTGTTCTACATTGACGTGGGTAATATGCCCACACACTTGGCCATGCAGTTCGTGGAGCGAGTTAAAAATGAGATCAATCAGAGAAGAATTCCAAGTACTACAGGTGGTGTGAGCTACATCGAAGCCACATACAATCCAATGAGTATGAACGAAGACTACTTCTTCCCTCAAACTGCTGAAGGCAGAGGATCTAAAGTGGACACACTGCCAGGTGGTACCAACCTAGGTGAGATTGATGACTTAAAATTCTTTACAAACAAACTGTTCAGAGGTTTGAGAATTCCAAGTTCTTATCTACCTACAGGACCAGATGATTCTCAACAGCAGTACAACGACGGCAGAGTGGGTACAGCATACATTCAAGAATTGAGATTTAACAAATACTGTGTGAGATTACAACAGTTAATTTCTCCTGTGTTCGACGAAGAGTTTAAACTGTGGATTAAAAACAAAGGTTATACCATGGATAACTCCACATTCTCAATCAAATTTAATCCACCTCAAAACTTTGCACAGTACAGACAGACGGAAATGGATCAAGCACGAGTGGGCACGTATGTACAACTGACTCAGATTCCGTTCTTGTCAAAACGTTTTGCATTGAAAAGATTTTTAGGTTTATCTGAAGAAGAAATGGCACAAAACTCCACACTATGGTCAGAAGAAAATGCTATACCTCAGAAAAAACAAACCAAAACCACACAGCTTAGAACAGCAGGTGTGAATCAAAGTGATATACAGAGTGATCTAGAGCAGTTTGAAAACCCTACTCCACCAGAAGGAGCACCAGAACCAGGCACAGCGCCAGCGGGTCCAGGAGCGAATCCAGCAGGAACTCCGGGCACCACACCAGGCGGCGGAGCCACCACTTAGGATTAAATAGTGTTATGCACTTACGAGAGATGTGGGAATACACACCCCAAGGATTTGAACAGAACAAGAGTTACAATGCAGAAGATGATATTTCTGTATTGGACACATCAGACACTCGAAAAACTCGTTTAACTCTCAAAGACATCAACAAAATGCGTCTTGCTTCCGAAGCACACGATGCAGATCAAAAAGAAGAAGCGGCGTTCGTTCAAAAAATGTACAGTCAGCCAGCACAAGAAGATAACTTATCGTTGTAATGTCAACGACAGCATTTGTACTAGGTAACGGTGAATCACGTAGAGGCATAAAAGTTGCTGATTTAAAGTCTCACGGCACAGTTTGGGCCTGTAATGGTGTGTACAGAACAGAAGAACCAGACTTTTTAGTGGCTGTAGACCCCAAAATGATACTGGAAATAGCAGAAACTGAATATGCTAAAACACACGAAGTATGGAGCAACTACAATCATCAGTATGAAAAGAATCCCACTGCTAAAAAATACATGAAATGGTTTAAACCATCACTGGGGTGGTCATCGGGACCTACTGCTCTCAAAATGGCTTGTGATCGAGATATGAAAGAAATCTATATTTTGGGTTTTGATTATCAAGGACATCTCAGAGAACCAGGCAATAAAAACCGAGGTGCTAAATTTAACAATGTTTTTAAAGACACACGCAACTATAAACGCAGTGTGGACGAAGCCACCTACTATGGCAATTGGCTCAACCAAACCAAACGAATTTTACAGGACTATCCAAATGTACAATTCCACAGAGTGGTGAACAAGGATTCTTTTCGTCCTCACGATCTTGAATTCTATAAAAACTTCAAAAATATTGAAATTACTGATTTTCTTAGCAAATTTAATATTTCTGTTCAAAACTAGTCAAAAAGACCCCCAAATAAGACACTTTTTAAGCTAGATATAGTAAATACTACACTTTATATAAAGAAACAATTGCCAATAAAAGGAGCACGTGCAATGACACAAACAAACAAATTTGAGCAACTATTAGAGTTGTTAATCAACGAAGAAAACGATAAAGCCCAGGCGCTTTTCCATGAAATCGTTGTAGAAAAATCAAGAGACATCTATGAAGGTTTAGTTGACAGCGAAACTGCTGTTGAAGAAGCAAAAGATGAATCTAAAGAAGAAGAAAAAGTAGAAGAAACTAAAGAAGAATCTACTGAAGAAGAAACCAACGAAGAAGTTGAGTTAGAAGAAAAAGCAGAAGACACTAATGAAGCAGAATCAATCGAAGAAATCGGTGGCGATGCAACTGACGATTTAATCGCAGATATAGCGGCTGATGAAAAAGGTGAAGCTGAAATGGGCGACGAAGAAAACGGCGAAGAAAACGGCGAAGAAGGCGACACTGAAGAGAGAGTAGCGGATTTAGAAGATGCTTTAGAAGAATTAAAAGCTGAATTCGAAAAAATGATGCACGGTGATGCAGAAGAAAGTGACGAAGAAAATTCAGACGAGTCACTAGATGCTGTTGAACCAGCTCAAGACGCTCAAGCACAAATATCAGCGGAACAAACTGTTGAGAACAAAGAAGTTGTTAAAGAATACAAGATCCAAAAGTCTGCGGACAATGGTGACAAAGCTGACAATAAACATTCTCCAGTTAAAGACGCAGGAAACAAGTTGCCAAAAGGCGGTGATAATATCGCTAAAGGATCTGCAGAAGAAAAAGGCAGACCGGCACCTACGGCAGAAAAAATGATTGGTGACGTTGCAAACACAGGTGGTAAATCAACTGTGTCATTAAAAGCGGCGCCTAAAGCTGAAACTGCTGACAAAGCTGATAACAAAAAATCTCCAGTTGCTTCTAAGTAAGCAATTAGAGAATTGAGGAGCGAAGATGTCGTCACTTTATCTTAGAGAACATTTAACCTATGATCAGGCTCGAATGTCAATCTTGCACGAAGGCGAGAATGGCAAAGACTTGTATATGAAGGGGATTTGCATTCAGGGCGGTATTAAGAATGCCAATCAACGAGTATATCCTGTTACTGAAATTCAGAAAGCAGTGAAAACACTCAATGATCAGATCACATCAGGTTATTCTGTGCTAGGTGAAGTAGATCATCCAGATGACTTAAAAATTAATTTGGACCGTGTTAGCCACATGATTACTGAAATGTGGATGGACGGTCCGAATGGATACGGCAAAATGAAGATTTTGCCAACACCAATGGGCCAACTAGTGAAAACTATGCTAGAGTCGGGTGTGAAACTGGGCGTTAGCTCACGAGGAAGTGGAAACATTTCTGAATGGGGCAACGGAGAAGTTTCAGACTTTGAAATTATCACAGTAGACGTAGTGGCTCAACCTTCTGCGCCGGGTGCTTACCCAACTGCAATCTATGAACACCTTATGAACACAAAGGGTGGAAATAGAGCAATGGGGCTGGCGGCTGAAGTTAGAAATGACAAGAAAGCACAAAAATACCTCCAAGAGGCACTAACCAATATAATAAAGGGGTTGAAGTAATATGTTCGACGCAATAACAAAACTAGTTGAGTCAGGCGTTATCTCAGAAGAAACTCAAAAGTCTATCTCAGAAGCGTGGGATTCAAAAGTAAAAGAAAACAGAGAGCAAGTATCTGCTGAATTAAGAGAAGAGTTTGCAAAACGATATGAGCACGACAAAGGCAATATGGTTGAAGCAATCGACAAAATGATGACTGAGAAGTTATCAGAAGAAATCAACAAATTTGTTGAAGACAGAAAAGCACTTGCACAAGAAAAAATTGCCTACAAAGAATCAGTAGGCGCTCATTCAGCGAAATTAGAAGAGTTTGTGTTAAGCAAATTGTCTAATGAGATGAAAGAATTACACAGCGACAGAAAATCTGTTGGTGAAAACTTTGCTAAACTTGAAGAGTTCGTAGTAAACGCACTTGCTAAAGAAATCAAAGAATTTTCAGAAGACAAAAAATCTGTGGTTGAAACTAAAGTTAAACTAGTAAAAGAAGCAAAAGCTCAAATGAAGAAATTGAAAGAGGCTTTTGTATCTAAATCTGCAAAGATTGTAGAAGATGCTGTTACTAAAAAATTGGGTCAAGAGATTGCTCAATTGAAAGAAGACATCACTTCTGCTAGAAAAGTTAACTTTGGTAAACAAATTTTCGAAGCGTTTGCTTCAGAGTACCAGGCTTCTTACTTAAATGAGAAGTCAGAAACATCTAAACTGTTAAAAGTTGTGGATGAAACTACTTTGAAACTCAAAGACGCTGAGAAATCCATCGAAGAGAAACAAGCGGTGATTGAATCAAAAGAGCAAGAAATTGCTAGAACTAAAGATTTGATGGAACGCAAGGAAACGATGGTAGAGTTGCTCAAACCTTTGAGCAAAGACAAAGCGGAAGTTATGAGTCAATTGTTAGAATCAGTTCAAACAAAAGACCTTAAGTCTGCTTACAGTAAGTATCTTGCTCCAGTGATGGATGAAAAATCAACTGTTGCCAAGGCAAAGAAAATTATTTCTGAGTCTTCTGGTGACAGAGCACATAGAGAAGATGCTGACTTAACACATATCCGTAAATTAGCGGGTATATAACAACTAAACTAAAGGAAAGATACAAATGAGTGAATTATTTGAATCAAAATGGGGCGAAACTAAAGCCGCTCTAACAGAAGGTTTAGCGGGTAACAAGAAAAAGACTATGGACGTGATCTTAGAAAACACTAAGAGATACTTGTCAGAGTCTGCAACTGCTGGTGCTACATCTGCAGGTAACGTTGCTACGTTAAACAGAGTGATCCTTCCGGTAATCAGACGGGTTATGCCGACTGTTATCGCGAACGAGATCGTTGGTGTACAACCAATGACTGGTCCAGTTGGACAGATCCACACACTAAGAATTAGATATGCTGATTCTTCTAGCGGTACAACTACTACAACTGCTGGTGAAGAAGCATTATCTCCATTCAAAATTGCTGAAGCTTATTCAGGAGACAACTCATCTACTAAAGCGGCATCAACTGCTTCATTAGAAGGTACTCCAGGAAAAAGATTGAGCATCCAAATCTTGAAACAAGCGGTTGAAGCGAAATCTAGAAAATTATCAGCTAGATGGACTTTCGAAGCGGCTCAAGACGCTCAAGCTCAGCAAGGTATCGATGTTGAAGCAGAAATCATGGCGGCATTAGCTCAAGAGATTACTGCTGAGATCGACCAAGAAATCATTGGATCATTAGGATCACTAGCTAACGGAAACGGAAACAGTGAATCTTTTGACCAATCAGCTGTATCAGGAACTGCAACTTTCGTGGGTGATGAACACGCGGCACTTGCTATCTTGATCAACAGAGTTGCTAACAAAATAGCTCAGAGAACAAGAAGAGGCGCAGGTAACTGGGCTGTTGTTTCTCCACAAGCATTAACAATCCTTCAATCAGCTACAACTTCAGCGTTCGCAAGATCAACTGAAGGTTCGTTCGAAGCTCCAACAAACACAAAATTCGTTGGTACTTTAAACGCGGCTATGAAAGTATATGTTAACGCTTATGCGGCTGACGACTCTAACGTACTAATCGGTTACAAAGGTAGCTCAGAAGCGGATGCGGCGGCGTTTTATTGCCCATACATTCCGTTGATGTCTTCAGGCGTTGTGCTTGATCCATCTACTTTTGAACCAGTAGTAGGCTTCTTAACAAGATATGGCTATGTTGAATTAAACAACACTGCGTCATCTCTTGGTAACGCGGCTGACTACTTAGGTACAGTAGGAATCAGTAACGTATCATTTAAATAATCTTAGATTATTTAGAACTAAAAAGGGTCGCTTCGGCGGCCCTTTTTTTTGACTATAAATTATTTTCTTAGTATATTACTCATCTTTTTTAAAACTCAATAAAATATTTTACCAAAACACGATAAATAAAGACAGTTCAAAAGAGCTTCACAATAGTGTGAAGACTTATGCGGAAATAAACCACCGCGTAGCACCTAGAACGTGCATTGGACTCCTAAACAAAGGAGAAAACAAATGGGAAGACCCGTACAAAAAAGAAAACTAGCCTACCAAGCAAATGCTTTCGGTGGTAACTTATCAGGTAAACTTGCAGTAACAGCTTACAGAACATACGGTGGAGCAAAAGTTGATTCAACTGTTGCTTACATCGTGAGTCAAAGAGGATCTAAAAAATTCAAGATCCACATGGATGATTCATCTGAAGAAGTTATGTTGTTAAAAGCAGTTGCTCCATCATCTTTAGCTGGTAACAACGCTAACGGATTGGGTGAGTTCTGTGTACAAGTTATACTACAAGACTCTACTGTGGCATATGTTGAAAAATTCTACAATAGAACAATACACTATGTAGTGCCTTCAACAGGCGAAACAGGTACTGTCAAATATATCTTAGGTAACGAAGGTACAGACGACGGAAGTACTGTAGGTGGTTACCAACTTGACGAAGGTTACGGTAATATCGACGTAAGATAATACGTAAACACGTGCTTATAAAGTGTGGGGGAGTGTTATGCTCCCCCATTCCTTATAAATACAGTATAATATGGCAAAAACACTACGCACATCACAAGATTATACCATTAAAGCAGGCGATGGTGCCTCTGGTTCTCACACAATAACATTGGATTCAAACGATGTTGTTGTTACAGGTGATTTAATTGTACAAGGTGATCAAACCACAATTAACACAGCAACACTAACCATTGAAGATCAATTCATTGAAGTAGCAAAAAACAATTCAGTGGGTGATCAAGATGCTGGTGTGTTTTTCTACAGAGGTGGTGGATCTAATAATCCAGGAATTCTTTATTATGATGCATCAGATGATGTATTCAAAATTGGTACAACAAGCGATACTGCATCAGTTTCAGAAATAAATCCAGGTAATCTTTCACTGGTAAATCTAAGAGTGGCAGAACCATCAAACACTTCAGATGCCGCTACAAAAAATTATGTGGACAATGCAATCACTTCGGGATCAATGAGTGAATTTTATATTGTCGATGACAGTGCAAATTCACAGACTATACAACAGGCCAACAGTATCACATTCGCCGCTGGACGAAACACCAGTACTCAGGTATTTGCAACAGACACAGTTAAAATAAATTTAGATAATGCATTAACAGATGTTAACAGCGTTACAGCAACAGCAGGAAATAATTTAACTATAAGTGCTGATGACACTACTGGACAGTTTGTAATCATTAACAATGTACTATCGTTCAATGCAAAAATAAGTGATCCAGCATTTCCTGGATCTATCACACGGGTATACGCAAAAACACCAGCAGGTGGAGGAACTGGTTTATTCTTTGTTAACAGCGATGTTAATTCAGGATCAGCTGATGAATTGATAAGTAAGAAGAAAGCAACCGCAATTGCGATTGCTCTAGGATAATATATGGCAATTACAAGTTACACAGTTACTAACGATAACACAACGGCGGCATTTATTGCAACAGAAGACACTGCTGTCACAGTAATGTATCTATGCAACATCGGTGCTCAAACAACCGACGATGCACTAGTTGATGTATATGTAGTGGATTCGACCAATGTAGCGGCACACGAAGCATCACCAACTGAAAATTATAAAATTTATTCTCAACTTTTAATACGAGGTGGAGATACTTATATTATCGACAGCGAAAAAATGATTTTAAACTCTGGAGATAAAATTTATATTGCTACTCCAGATTCTAACGGAAGCGTTAGAGCAACAATATCAACCATAGGATTATAATACCATGGGAAGATTCGTCAAGTATTTTGAATTAGCAGACGGACACACCTCTGTTACTGTTCCACAAGGGTCCACTGCGGACGCACCAGCCAATCCGGACAGCGGAGCAATACGATTTAATACGTC